ACATATGGTAACGTCTCAGCATCGTGACGGACACTTGCACACTTCTGAACACAAAACCGCAGGTGCGGCACACGCAAGTGCTAGGCATCTAGGTGGAGTCGTGCCAAAGACTGCACCAAAGGCTGCGCCGAAAGCCGCGCCAGAACCTGAAGATGATGAGTACTCTCATCTGTTGAACTAAGGAGACACCATGGCAACCTCGACACAAGACGGAAAAAAGAAGTTCGGCAGTTCTATGGTGGCTAAGAGATACGACTCCTTCCACCCTAAAGAGTCCAGTTACGACGGTGGGGATCAGCCCAAGATGGAATCCACACCTATGAAGCACGGTGGAGACGCTGAAGTGAACAACTTTAGCGGCAGCGAAGCGCACGACAACCCCATGGATACCTCGGCTGAAGTTGAGGCTCCAAGTTCGGTTGTGGAGCACCACGGTGTAGCGAGAGAAGTAGAGTATACGCACGACCATGAGAAGGGTGAGCACCAAGTTCACTCTACGCATGAAGATGGTCATGAACACCGCGCAGCCTTCAAGGACCCAAATTTGGCATATGAGGCTGGTGGCGAACTACAGGCCGACAGCGTGAAGAGACGTACACACCCAGATCAACAGGGCGCAAGTTCTGAGGGTGACAACGATGAGGTTCCTCAGCATGAGGCCGCAGATTTAGCATAAGGAGAAACTATGGCAGCACTAGGAGCAAACGGCCAAGCCATTACACTTGGTGACCAAGTTACCATCATTGCCACTACGGTATCAACAGCGCCGTTTGGTACAACTATCCCTTCATCCCTCGCAATGGTCACAGCCGGGACTGCTTTGACACCCGCAACGTTCGTGCATCAGGCGAATGATGCAAAGGCAGTTCAACACTCGGTAGACGCCACGCACCCCGCATTGTCCATCGCAGGAAAAGCCTACGGCGCAGCGGGTGACCAAGAGACGGTCATCGGTACAGTCACAGCAATCACAGGTTCAGGTAACACAGCCAGCCTTACCGTCACACTTGCAACATCGGGTTTGAGCATCATGGTTCCCTCAGGCGTATGCAACAGCGCATCGGCTGTCGGTGGAACGCAGTAATTTGAAATATCCCCAGACTTAGCGGTTTGGGAGTAGACTCGGCGGGTGCCTTCACACCCGCTTTGAGTCGCCTTGAAGGAGGCGTAATGAAATACCACGATAGAAAACCAAAGACGTGTAAGTATTGTACTCGGCCAGCCCGAAGAAATCTAAACAACTACGGAGTAAACAAGGGTTACTACAGAACCTGTGGTTCCGAAGAATGTATAACAGCACAGTACCGAGACAAAGCGGTCAGTGCAAGAAAACATTGCAACACCGTTGCGACCTGTGAGAAGTGTGAGGCTGAGTACACCCGCGCATCTTCACGACAAAAGTGGTGTAAGACGTGTGCACCAAATGCATCGGCACGAGCCAGATTAACGCGGTACAATGTTTCGGCTCCAGAGTTTGAAGAAATGAAAGCAAAGAACAACGGCATGTGTCCGTTGTGTGAAAAAAGACCTGCCACGGTTCTAGACCACAGTCACATCTCTGGTAGAAACAGAGGCGCTCTGTGCAACGGATGCAACATACTTCTCGATAAAATAGAAGACAAAGAGTGGCTGAAAAGAGCAATCGAGTATGCCGTTTGTTAGCCAAGCGCAAGCAGGTTGGGCACACACCCACCCCGATGAATTCGGCAGGAAGAATTTGAAAGAGTGGGACGCAGCTACCAAAGGAAAGACGCTTCCCAAAAGAGTGAAGAAAGCACCTGGGCTAGGGAGAAAAAAGCCATGATGGGATTAGGAAAAAAGAAACTAGCCTCTACCGAGGCACCATCCTTGGATTCCACACCAATGGCGTCGTGGATGAGTGGAGAAGCGCCCTCACCAAAACCTCGCAAGAAACCCCGTGTGGATTCGGGTGGGCAATTAACACGAGGCAGCAACAAGTTGGCATAGGAGAACAGCATGACTGGACTAGGAAAGATTCACATCAAAAAGTCCCATAAGGGATTATTGCACAGTGACACAGGTACACCACAAGGTGACAAAGTCCCAATGTCCAAGATGCGGTCGCAGAAAGCCAACGGTTCACCAGCCGAACGCAAGAGAGCAACTTTTGCCCTCAACGCACGCAAGTGGAATAAGTAGGAGAACGTATGGCTCTAGGAATGGCACGACCGAAGTCAAAGTTGCCCAGTCCCTCAACTAACTTCAAGTTTTCGAACAAGCAGGACTATATGAGCGAAGCGATGAACGCACCGTCGTCCAAGAAGGGGAAATAATGACAGGCTTAGGAAAAAAGAAGAGCAACGCAGAACCTGCTGACTTAGCGGCTGCGCAAGCCACGCCGGGAACCAGCACTAGCACGGGAGGAGCCACAGCCCATCGCAACACAGGTGCGGCCACGGGTGGAGCGGTGACTATCACAATGTCGCCATCCTCAACTTCAACCGCTACCACGACAGGTGCGGGTGCAGGCAAAGGTGCTAAAGGCAAAGGCGGCAAGGGTGAAGAGAAGCCGCCGCAGCACGTGCACATCCATGTTGACGCAAGAGGCACGAGCGGACATGCAATCGACGGTAACCAAGACAAAGTCAAAGATGCCATGGGTCTAGGCAAAAAGAAGAAGTAAGGAGCAACACATGGAAACGGATACTTCGACTCCCAGCAATGTTGGGACGGGGATGGAAGGGGCCAAAGGCGGAAGCGATGCACAGCCAGAGAACCCTAACGAGAGTCCCCTTGGCGTCTACGCTCCGTTCCCTTATTCGCCAGAGCCGTTCGCAGAGTTAAGTGATGCAGCACGCGGTGCCCTTATTGCGCTAGACAACATAGCGACCAAGACGGACACAGCAGCACGACGCATGGAAGTAGAACAAGCATGGGAAGCACTTCACTTTGAACGTGGCTATCAACACTTGTTGCGCGGTAAACAAGGTGGATGGCAACTCCCAGGCGCGAACACAGGGTTCGGCGCTAAGGAACAGAAGAACAACAACACCATTTACGACACCAACGTTTACGGTCCCAAGGGTGACATCATTGTCGCAGCACTATCGCGTGAAGTCCCTAAAGTTGAATTCTCCCCGTGCAACCCAGAATACGGCCCAGACCGAGTAGCAGCCGAGGAAGCAGAACGTTTCAAAGAAATTTGGGCACGCAACAATAATCTTCATGGGCTTCTCACTGAAGTAGCCAGAATCTTCTGGAATGAAGATCGTTGCCTTCTGTGGACGCGCTACGAATTGAACGGACAGAAGTATGGCTTCGAAGGAGAAGTGCATGCCCCAACCGTTCCTGAAAACATATTCAATGAACCAGATGCAGAGCCTACGGGTCAGGATACCCTTGACGATGTTCTGGCCGCACAAACCTCTGAAGTGGAAGACGAGCCAGAGAGCAATGGTGGGGAAGACCTCCTCATACAAGCGGGTGGAGCAGGAGATGACCGCAAGCCGCTAGGACGCGAAGTAACAACAGTCCACGGCAAGTTGGATCACAAGGTTCCCATCGCAGTTGACAGTTTCGATCTTATGCAGTTCGTGCAGTTGTCCTTGGACTTGGACGTGGCAGTAGTTCGTGGGATGTTCCCATGGATTGCCGACAAGATTAACCCAGGCACTGACGGAATGTCCGAGACACAGTTGGACAGAATCGCTAGGGAGAATGTACGCCAAGCAGTAGTAGGCGCGTACGTAACTGGCGACTCCTTGAATCGACATAGCACAGTGAAGTTTTCTTGGTTTAGGCCGTCAATGTTCCTAGACCAATCAGTGAGTGATGAAGCGAAGGCCGAGTTGCTGGAAGCATTCCCTAACGGGGCATTGCTGGCCAGGGCTGGTGCCGAGTACGCTTTTTCACGCAACGAGAAGATGGACGACCACATCGTAATTGGACACCCATGGGCTGGTAAAGGCCAGAACCGTCGCAGCATGGGCACAATGCTCATCTCGGTACAGAAGCGAATCAACGACTGGGTAGACTTGATGGACGACTTCTTCAAGCGCACCATACCAAAGAAATGGTACAACGCCGACGCTTTCGATATGGAAGCACTGAAGACGCAACCCAACATCCCTGGAAGTTCAGGGCCGTTCTTACCGCAACCGGGACTTACACTACCAGCGCAGTACATCATGGTAGAAGATACGCCGCAGCCTCAGGCTGCACTGCCTGACTTCATTAAGTGGTTCATTACTACGTTTTCAGAGGAAGTATCAGGCGCACTGCCGTCCTTATTCGGAGCCGCAACCGGAGAACAAACAGTCGGCAACGCTGTTATTCAGCGCGACCAAGCATTGCAGCGCGTAGGCTCACCGTGGAACGCATGCCAAGACATGTTCGCAGCAGCAGCACAACAAGCAGTAAAGTGTGCGGCAGAATGTCGTGACGGCAAGACGATCCAAGAGAATATCAAAGGTAAGGGCAACGTTTCAGTCAACACAGCGAACTTACTTGCTGGAAATGTCACCTGTTACCCAGACACCAACCCAGCATTCCCAGAGTCACAATCTCAGAAGGAACAGAAGCTGATGACCTGGGTAGACAAGTCTGCTGCAAACCCAGCCTTGAATGCTATTGTGTTCTCACCAAGTAACTCCATAGAGTTGTTCGATCAGATGCGCATGAAGGGATTCAAAGTCCCAGGTGCATCATCGGCGGCTAAACAACGCAATGAGATGGAAGTCCTGTTGAGAACAGGTACGCAAGACAATCCTCAGTTCGTTCAGATGCAGAGCACACTGCAGAAAGCAACTCAAGGCATACAACTGGCTCAGGCGTCTGGACAACCAG